TATCACAGGAGTAAATCATGGCAGGAAAATTAACCGATGACAAAGAGATGAGTGCTTCCCGGTTGCCGGGGCTCATGGGCTACAGCAAGTACAGCACACCAAACGATGAGCTGCAGTTCAGCATCAATGCCATCGATGGCAAAGAACGGCCAGACATTGGCAACGAGGCCATGGGCTGGGGCAATACGCTTGAGCCAGTCGTGCTCATAGAGTCTGCCAAACGCCTTAAAGTGGCCGAATTTGACACGCAAATTGGTCAGGCATACAAACACCCAGACATTGCGCTTGCGTGCTCTCTGGATGGCGTGGGCTACGGCACTGGCCAAGAGATCTATTCGGACCCAGACAAGGGCATCTTTGTGGTTGGCCAAGACTCTATCGTGTTGGACGGTCCCGGAGTGCTTGAGGCCAAGGTCACCAAGACCATGCCGGAAGATACCCCTCACCTTGCACGCGGCCCCATCCAACTGCAGGGTCAGATGCTGGTCACTGGCCACAAGTGGGGCGCTGTCTGCGTGCTGTACCAAGGCATCGAGCTCCGCATCTTCTTGTACGCTCCACACAAAGGCACCCAGTCTGCAATCTATGAGGCTGTCAAAGAGTTTGAGTCCAAGCTGGACAAGTACCGCGAAACCACAGAGATCGACTGGTACCCACCAGCCAGCAGCAAAGAGCTGGACCGGATCTACCCAAACGCGGTGAAGGATGAGGTTGAGCTTAGTGTTGAAACGTCTTATATGGCAGAGAAAATCTTGGCCAGCAAGGCAGTCATCCGAGCTGCAGAGTCCGACATTGAAGAGGCAGAGAAGCAGATCAAAGAAGAGCTTGGCCAAGCAGAGCGTGGCCGGGTTGGCAGCTACGTGATCAGCTGGCCGATGCGTAATTACAAGGCTGCAGCAGAGCGCTTGGTCCCGGCAAAGGATGCCTACTCTGTGCGTCAATCTGTCCTGTCGATCAAAGAGATGTCATGAACTTACCGAATAGACCCGCAATTAAAAGCGCGTATGACCGTGCAGTTGATCGGCTATTAGATATCTGTGCGCCAGACGTACAAGACCACGAGGCTGAAGCGTTTGTTGACGCAATGGCTGATCTTATTTTTACAACAATGAAGACTTATTTAACCGAGGAAGAGAAAAATGCAATTAACCACTAACCGGGGCTTTGCCCCCACCACCCTCACTGAGGCCATGACCTTCAGTGACATGCTGGCCAACAGCAACATGGTGCCCAAGCAGTACCAAGGCAAACCCCAAGACATCCTAGTGTGTGTCCAGTGGGGTATGGAGATGGGGCTGGCACCCATGCAGGCACTGCAGAATATCGCTGTGATCAATGGCAAGCCATCGGTCTACGGTGATGCTGCCATGGCGCTGGTCCAAGCCAGCCCAGTGTGTGAGGATGTCGAGGAGTATTTTGAGCATGAGGGCACACCCAACCCGGTGGCCGTGTGTGTGGCCAAGCGCAAGGGACGCAACCCAGTCACATCTAGGTTCTCAGTTGAGGATGCCAAACGAGCTGGCCTGTGGGGCAAGCAGGGCCCATGGTCAGCGTACCCCAAGCGCATGATGCAGATGCGAGCTCGCGGGTTCGCGCTGCGTGATGCGTTCCCAGACGTGCTTAAGGGTATGATCACCGCAGAAGAGGCCCAAGACTACCCTGAAGAGGCTAAGCCACGGCCAACAAAAGACATCACGCCACGCAATCCACTGGACATGCTGACCAAGCCAGCCCCAGTGGAGATCCCAGCGGTTACCAGTGATCCGGCCATCATTGAGCAGGCATTTGCACAGGACCAAGAACAAATAGATGTAGTACAAATAGGATCTGTGGCTGAAGAGCCACAGGTAATGCCAAACTACAGTGATGCCAATGACTACCCAGCGTTTGAAGATGCCGGGGAATTTAAGCTAATGCTGCCGGGTAAAGAGCAGGCGCATTCTGCCCACGCTACGCTTGAAGAGTGGCAAGATGCGTATGAGTCCATTGCTGACAAGACTGCGCGAGCTGGTAAGCGGCCTGCACGCGAACGCATGACTGCTCTCAAGGAGCTTAAGAATGTCAATGAAGAGACTCTCCAGCGGGTTGATTCTGTCCAGCGGATCAGGCATACAGCTGCGTACTCCAAGCGTATTGCAGCGCTGGGCGCGTCTCAGTAACTAAGCGAGTGTGCTGTTGGCCATCGAGCCAGCAGCACTTGCCACCTCAGTTACCCTACGGCCCCAGCCTTTTCCAAAGGTTGGCCAAGTATTTAAACCCTGCAAGAAGCTCATGCGCTTGAATGAGTAAGCAGACACCAGCTCACCGGGATCTATGGCCAGCACAGCCTTCATGGTGCCGGGTCCAATGGCACCATCAGCGGCCACTCCAACCACCTCCTGCAGCCACTTGGCAGCGCGGCCCGGACCAGAGTTAATGGCCGCGTCAAACACAGCGTAGTCCACGCCAGCTGGCAGCTCATCACCGTTAACCTTGTCCCAGTACTTTGCCTTGTAAAGCGGTGCCACATCAGCTGGCTTGAGCGCACGCATGTCAGACTCGCTGACTGGGTGGTTAACCCAGCTCTCCCACACAGCCTTGGTGCAACCAAGGTTGGTCATGCCGCCGGGATCTGATGGGTGGTTTACAAAGCCACCCTCGTGGTGGAGCACCGCGGCCAGAGCTGATTCAAAGTTTTCTTTCATTTTGTGCCTTTTGACAATAGATCTGTTTTAGCTTGAGAGCTGGCAGACGAACCAAAATAGTAAGCAATGATGCCAGTCCAAGCCGTACCCAAGGAGCCAAGCATCATCAAAATGGCTGGGTTGCTGCTGTCAATTTTGTTAAACAGCATCATCACCATGATGCTGAAAAAGCCAACGGTCACAGCACCAGCCAATAAAGGAGGCACTATTGATTTGGTTGAGGCTTGCATATCCCGCGCTGATTTACGATCTTCAACTTCCAGTTTTTCAAAGTTAAGACCAAGTTCCTGCGCTTGCTTTTGAAGTTCAATTTCAGCAATCTTGACTTGTGCGATCTGCTCTGCTGTTAATTTGTTGTTAGAGATCAAGTCCCCAACTTCAGATGGGTCAACGCCAATAGCTTTGGAAATAGCAGACACAGCCATGCCAGCCAGTGGTCCACCCATTGCAGTTGCAATCGTAGGTGCGATTTGTTTTAACCAGTCCATTAGAATTTTCCTTTCATTGATATAACACCCCAAGCCACTAAGATAAAGATGGCCGCAGCCACCAGTATGCAAAGCCCCATCGTGATGGCTTCGTCAATCTCAGCCTTGCGGTTCTTTGCCGCTTTAGCATCCAGTATCTCCTGCGTCCTGCGCCGCTGCACAATTGAATTACGTTCTTGTAATATCTGATTCCATAATTGACTGTGGCCTTGATTGATAAAGTGCCACTTTAATTCTTCCTCGGCCTTGTTTAACTCATGCAACTGCATGACGGTACTCATGGCCTGACTAGTGTCAGAACTGTATTTCTTCTTTGGGTCTTTGACCGCTTCCTTGGCTACCTTTTCCTTTGCATCAAAGAACTTCATCACATCGCCAGTGATGCCTTGAATATCCTTTCCCAGCTTTATAGCTGCTTGAATGCCCGTTACAGCCGCTCTAGCAGCCGCAAAGGCCGTTATGGGATCAATCACTTTTTAGGCTCCAGCACCCAGCGGCAGACTCTACCGTCCTTATCTAGAAACTCATTTGCTCCATACGTTTCTTTTGGCAGCACGACTCGGCACACCAACACAATCTTTGTCTCGGTGTTAGGCCAAGGTATCTGTGCTGATGCGAGTAAGTCAATCACTTGTCCGCTTTATTGTCTAAACGTTCAAAAATCTTACCAAGCATTATTTTTACATCGCGCAATTCTTCTTTGTAATCGTCTTTGCTTACATAGTCATGCGGCATACTCCTAACATCGGCATCAAGGCGTTCAATTGCTTTGGTTATTGAGTTAAGTGTCCAGCCGCCAAAAAATGCAGCCAAACCTAATGCCGCGTTAAAGAATACTTGGTAGTCCATATTTACACCGTTGGTTCTGCGGGAGTCTCAGGGGCTACTGGAGTCTCAACTACTACTTCAGGCTCCACAACAGGCTCAGTGGCTGCTACGGGTTCCGCAGGGGTTTCCACCACTGCCTCGACAACAGGCTCAACTACGGGCACAACTACCACAGGCTCAGGGATTGGCCCAGGGATTGGGCGCAGGTCGCCTTGCACCCATGCGGTTGTCTCTTGGTTCCATTCGTAAAAGTATTCGTCAACAGGCATAGCAATCGGGGGAACCCATAGCCATGAAGTTGTGTTCAGCACCCAGTTGTCAAATGGCTTGGGCGCATAGAACACATCATTGGTAGCGTCATAGGTAAAGCCTACGCCAGCGTAGTTTCCCCGCAGTGGAGTGCCGCCGTTTGCGTGTACGCCGCCGTGAGTGTTATATGAGGTTTGCACCCAACCATGACCAAAGATGCCAGTGTCAATTACGTCTTGCTCGGCAACAATAACCTGCGTAACAATTCCATTTTCAACTTTTGCAAAGTGTGACATTCTTTTTCCTTAAAGAGTAATTGAACCTGATGAAGTCCATTTATAAACACGGTAGCCACCCGCTACTGTAATTGTGGGTGAACCTGTGGTTGCCGTTGCGGCAGGGTATGTGTCAGCGTAACGAATGATGACAATACCCGAACCGCCAGTACCGCCTGTTGAACTAATAGCACCACCACCTCCACCACCTGTATTTGCAGTTCCAGCAGTACCTGAACCACTATTACTACCAGCACCACCACCACCTGTTCCACCAGCACCAGCAGTTGCGGTATATCCTCCACCACCACCACCTCCTGCGTAGGTGACACTACTGCCACTTATGCTGCTTGTTGTACCTGCGCCACCTGCGCCGGAAGCGGTATCCCCTGTTGAATTAACACCAACCGCACTAGCGCCACCGCCGCCGCCGCCAGTTCCTACTTGATTTGTACCTATTGTGGCAGTTGTTCCACCAGCAAAACCTTCCCCTGATGTTCCTGCTGCGTTGCTTTGTGTGGACGTTGTACCAATTGAGTTTCTCCATGCCGCACCGCCACCGCCTGAACCACCGCTAGATGCACTTGCACCCAATGGAGTGCCACCCGCTGATGAAGCATAAGCACCACCACCGCCAGCGGTAGAAGTAATTGTTCCAAATACTGAATTTGAACCAACAGAACCAACGGCTTCTGAAACACCGCCAGCACCACCCGCACCAACTGTGACCGTGATTGCAGAGCCGGTAATGACCGCAAAACTAGATGCAGTTTTTAATCCACCAGCACCGCCACCGCCACCGCCGCCGCCAATACCACCACCACCGCCTCCAGCGACAACAAGATATTCAACAAGATAAGCAGGAACTAAAGACCCGCTTGATGTAAATGTGTGGATAGTGTTGCCACCGCTTGATGTGACTGTGCCGCCAATAAACTTTTGTGAGCCAGCGTAAGAGATGATGACTACGCCTGAACCACCAGCACCGCCAGCATAAGAAGCATTGTCGCCATTGCCACCACCACCACCTCCACCTGTGTTTGCTGTTCCGGGTGACCCAACAGTATTATGTGGGCCGCCAGCACCGCCTCCTCCATTACCGCCCGCCGCAGGGGTTACAGTGTTATTTGAACCGCCACCACCTCCAGCATAGTAAGTAGATGAACCGCTGATAGACGACGAAACTCCTATTCCGCCAGCACCACCAACAGAACCAGAGCCATTTCCGCCTATTGCTCCAGCACCACCTCCACCGCCAGCACCATAAGCAGTAGCAGTAGAACCTCCAGTACCACCAGCAAAACCTTGCCCTGATGTTCCTGCTCCTCCTGCTCCACCACCAGCGTTATACCCATTACCTCCACCGCCAGAGCCGCCAGTTGAGCCTGCACCAGATACGCCTCCAGAGCCGCCACCTATAGCAGTTGTAGAAACCAAAGAAAAAGAGGAATTTGCCCCATTAGTACTAGCCGCACCGCCAGCACCAACAGTTACAACATAGGTTGAGTAAGGGTCAATAGTTAAAGCAGAGCCAGATAATAAGCCACCACCGCCACCACCACCACCATTGTAAGTTCCCGCAACTCCAGTACCACCACCCGCACCGCCAGCAACCACAAGGTAGTTTGCAGACAAAGGAGTAACAGGGCCAAGAGTGCCCGATGTGGTGAATGTGTGAATGGTGTTGCCGCCTGATGAGGTAACTACACCACCGCTAAATTGCTGTGCGCCAGCATAGGAAATGATTACGATGCCGCTGCCGCCATTGCCACCTGAACCAAATACACCTGGACCGCCACCGCCACCACCACCACCGCCGCCAAGGTTTGCTGTGCCTGCTGTTCCTGCAGATGAACTTATTGCTCCAGCCCCGCCGCCACCTGCACCACCTGACCCCGCACTGCTCCCTGTATAATTCCCACCACCACCGCCGCCAGCGTAAGTTACGCTTGAGCCAGTTATGCTTGATGCAGTACCAGCACCGCCATTGCCAGCAGTAGTAAGACCAGCATTTGTACCAACGGCAGACGCCCCACCACCGCCACCACCCCCATTGCCTCCACTAGTGTCACCTGTCCCGCCGTTATTACCTTGGGATGGAGATGTGGATGGCGTATTGCCAGCACCAATAGTTCCTAAATATGCTGCGCCGCCACCTGAACCACCATTACTGCCAGCACCCGAAGACGTGCTTCTGGCGCCACCACCACCGCCGCCAGTAGATGTAGTTGTGTCAAATACGGAATCTGAACCATTTGCTCCACGAATTCCATTACTTGTTGCGCCAGTGCCACCTGCACCTACGGTAACTGTGTATGAAAGTGTTGGGTTAAGAGAGGCTGTGCCAGTACGGTAACCACCTGCACCTGCTGCTGCACCGCCACCACCACTGGCTAAACCAGCCCCGCCACCAGCCCCGCCAGCAACGACTAGGTAACTAGCACTGACAGCAGAACCCGAAGTCCACCCAAAGGCTGCTAAAGCGGCTGCACCAATTTTTGATAGACGGGGCATTTATAACCTCAAGCGAATTTTGTCTGCGAAGCCAATACTGTAAATGCGGCGCTGCCTGTCTTAACGATTACATAAGTGTAAACATCAATGGCGCTTGCGTTCCCGCTTGTTGGGGCTGTGCCGCCCTGCCACTTAGGTGTAACAGAAGAACCGTCCACCTGAACAGCAGAGTTGTAGTAGGCTGTAGCACCATTTGTCACCAAGAAGGTAGCAGACAAAGACTCACCCGTAGCCATGATGGTGTTCTGTGTTGTGCCGCTAGAACCCCTGAAGTTCACGGTGAAGTTGCCGCTTGCATTGGTGGTGTAGTACAGAACCGATTGGGTTGTTGTATCAAAGTTGATTGTTCCAGTCGCAGCCGTTGCAGAGATAGTCGCAGTTTCAAGAATGTTGGAGGTCTTCAAGTCAGCGTTTGACGAAGTACCCGCAAAGGTTTGTAAGCCGGTAAATGTCTGCGCTGCGTTTGTTACAACAATGTTTGCGTTGTACGCTTGGACGTTTGTACCAATAGCTACACCAAGGTTTGTTCTTACTGTTGACGCAGTAGCAGTCAGTTCAGATAAGTTGTTTGAAGTCAGTAGATACGCAGCACCTGATACATAAGCGGCCACCCAAGCAGACCCAGTGTACAAACGCATCTCAGGCACCACAGTGTTGTAGTACAAAGAGCCAGCAAGCAGGGCATTACCGTCATTGTCTAGCGTTGGATCGCTTGCCTTGGGGCCAAGGTAGCGATCATCAAAGTTATCGTATGCGGACAGCGCTGAGTCGCGTGCAGCTTCAGCCGCGGTCTGTGCTGTGGCTGCGTTGCTGGCGCTTGTGCTCGCTGCAGAGGCAGAGCTGGACGCATTGCTTGCGCTGGTGCTTGCATTGCTGGCCGAGGTAGATGCGTTGCTGGCTGATGTGCTGGCTGCCGAGGCAGATGCTGCTGCGTTGGTGGCCGATGTTGTGGCTGATGCAGCATCAACCAGTAAAGTAAATTTAGCAGCGTCAGCATTTGTTGTAATTGGCAGGGCACCGCTAGAGGTGTGAGCTGTAATTACTTGGAAGATGTTGTTGGTTGTTGTGTCTTTGACAATGTCTCGCACAAAGTACACGGTGCTAGCTGCCCAGTTGCCACGGTTGGTGCCCAAGGTTTCGCCCAGTGCAGGGTTGCCAATTGAATCAAAGCCCAGCGTCTTGTTGGCTCGCAGTGATGCAAGCGGCAAAGTCATGTTGATGGTGGTTGGGTCGGTCTGTGGAGCTGACAGCGCCCTGACCAAGCCCTCGGCATTCTGCTGGGCAAAGATGGTCTGCTGATCAAGCTCATCATTTAGCGTGTTGGCAAAGAAGTCGCCGCCAGTGGTGAAGTCAGTGGCGCGAGCAATGGTCCGGTTGCCAACAATGGCGTATTGGGTTGGCGAGGTTGGTGTCAGCGCCAAGCCCGTGGCCGTGATGGTCACCGAGCCGGTGCCGTTGGCGTTGATCGTCACGGTGTAGTGAGTGGTCAGCGTCAGCAGTACATCGTCTTTGAACACGGCAATGTCAGTGTTAGCTAGGATCTCAAAGGTAAACGCATAGGGGCCAGCGCCACCAGCGCCACTGGGTGCGTAGACTGTTCGACGGGTGACGTTGCTAATTGGGATGGCCATGATTCAATCCTTGCTATTGGTAATTGTACTAATTTAATCGGGTTTGTAAAAAAGACCGCGAGACTTTTTCAGCTCTTTCAGCTCATCAATCTTGGCCTGCAATTGCGGTGATTCTGACTTGAGCTGGCTGGTGGCCATGGCCATGTACTTGGAATGCGTATTTTGGACCGTCTTTTGCTGGTCATCCAGCGATAACAGGTCAAAGCCCGGCATTTGCATGACAGTCAAGATTGCATCCTTTGATGGCATCTCCTTGCCATAGATGGTCAGCAGTCGGTTGTATTGGAATGCGTCCATCTCTACGCCATCAACCTTGCGGTCAGGCATGCCAATGGGCGATCCAAGCCGGACCAGCGCGTCATCTACCTCAGAGAATTTTTGGGGTGTCACGCGGGTTGGTAGCACCATCTCGTAAGCTGATCCTGTACCAGACTTGGTTTCGTCACCCCACAGGTTTAAAGTGTCTGGAAGGTCAGCGTTGAAATACGGCAACCGGGACTTGTATTTGTTGAATGCTTCCACAAAGCCACGCACACCCATGGGCAGATCGGGGCTGGCGCGGGTGTCTTTGTTGGTTGGATCAGACAGGCGCTCAATGCCAGCCAGCAGCGAGCTATAAGCGCCAGCTGGTGAGCCACCAATTAAAAAGCCGCCATATTGCTTGGTTAGACCATCAACAATCTTTTTGCCATCAACTTCACCTTGCTGGTTGGTGCCTATCAGTTTGGCTACATCAGCAATACCCTGCATGTATGGCTGCTCTTTAAGATACTCATATAGGCCGTATGTGGCACCAAGGAATACCTCCTCAATTTTGCTGGCATCGGTCTCATGTTGAGCATATTCAGCATAATCAGTTGCAATAGCAATAAAGGCTGACGCTGGTTCCATCCCACCATAGCTGTAGTAGCTATCACCAAGTTTTATGGAGTACGGTGTTTTCCCATCACGCAATAAAGCATCTCGGTCAGCTTTACGTGCTGGTCCCCGGCCAGTAATCTTTCCTTCTACTGCCAAAGAAGCAAACGTGGCCAGCATGGCAGATCCAAGGGTTACCTTGGCCAAGGCCATGTCGCGATACACACCACCCTTGGCGATCTCCTCACGCCACTGGGATGACAGTGGCGCAAATGGTGTGCGCTCAATGACCTGTAAACCAATGTTGGCTGGAGTTTTAAAGAACGGCACTATCACCTTTAATATTGGAATATTAAACACCTGCTGCAATTGCTTTAAAGCAGGAGGTAAATCAGCGGTAAATGTTCCTTTTTGTGCAAATAATGTGGCTGCCTCATCTAGATCACGCGGTGGATTTTGGAATAGGTTTAAGACTTCAGCCTCAGACTTTGCCATAGCGTCAGCTTCAGGCATACCAGAATCAATGGCCTCTCTGTACACAGACTTACCGCGCCGGGTAATTTGAGTGTTCATTTCCATACGATAAAGCACAGCTTTAAAAAATTCATCTTCAGCCAGAAGTGATCTACCCGGCACTGTGATTGCTGTGCCATAGTAGTCAATGGCTTTGCCAAGCCACTTGTCTTGCTCAATTCCAAAGGCAGCAGAACTTATTGGTGGCAATTGAGAACCGCGCTGCGCCTCGATCTTGCTCATCAAGTCGCTAGGCTGGTTTTTCTTAAACGCAGTGGAGGCTAAATCAAAACCTTCCATCATCCCATTGCGTAAGGACTGGACCATTGTCAGTGCCTCGTCATATGCGATCTTATCGGCAGCACTACCCGGTAGTAATGCATTCCATGAACGCACACCTTGCGGTAAAGTATTGCTATAAAAAGATGCCACCAAGCGTTCAGGTATTTGATAAGCGCCAAATAAAGTGTTTGATGCTATATTTTTTGCATGGCTGACAGGGTTAGATAACAGGCCATTAATAAAAGTTGTAAACCAGACATCCTTAACACTAGACATCATTGACTTTTCAACCATCTTATTCTGAGCTGCTCTGGTTTCAAGTGATAGGTAGGACTTGGCCATGTCAGACAGAGCTGCATCACCGCCATACTCATCAATGACTTGGCGCACGACAGCAGCGTTGCCATCACGCGGGATGCGGAATACGGCCAGCGCTCTGGCGGTCTCGCTTTGGATACCCTTAACGCCACGCTGTATCAGGCCATGGAAGGCGATCTGCTGGCGTAGGACCAATTTATCTACATCAGTGGCGGCACCACTGTTGACCAGCTTAAACAGGCGATCCAACTCGTTGGCGCTGGACTCTAGCACCTCAAGCGCCTTGTAGGTCTCCACCGCGTTGGCCATCATCTTGCCATCATTGCCAATCAAGCGAGACAGGAAGTTCTCAGAGATGCCTTGCTCAGCTGCTTTGTCTTTGATCTCTTGGAATGTGACCGCCTTGGTCTTAATGTTCAAGGCATCGGCCACGCCACCAACTATGGCAGCTGCGTCTTCTGTCTGGTAGCGGCCAAGGTT